CTAACAGTTCCGTGATACCTACAGGCTTTTTTTTTCTGCGGTGTCGTCTGCTGCTTGGGTGTTGGCTCTAATGCTGGTTTCCCATGCCGCCATGTCTTCGGGGCTAATGTTGTCGGCAAAGTCCATCAGTGATAGGTCAAATCGTTTGCCCTCTCGCTTACAGGCGGATGCCACACAGCACCACAGATAGGTGCATAGGTCGCTAAAACTACCGTCCATCGCCGTTACTTCTCGGCCTGTTTCCTGTTTGAAACGCAGCATAGCCCCCATAGTAGGGCTACAGGGGTATGCTTCGCCGTTTATTGCTATTTCGATGCGTTTCATTAGGCTGCGTCAGTTTCTCTGCCGGGATAGGTTTCAGGCTCGCCGTCGTTTTCCAAAGATCCTGTGTAAGTTGCATCGTCCTGTGCAGGGCTGGTTTCCTCCAGCGATGCGATAACGAAATTACCTTTAACGTAGGGTGTGTCGTCGCCCTCTCTCTCAAAGGCTTCTACCTCTACGCTCTGACCTTTGCCCCACTTGGCTGCAATCTCACTAAAGCCGTTTTCGGTTTCGTTGTAAAAACGCAAACCGTCAAACGAAATAGAAATGCTAAGGCCTGTAACGCCTTTGCCTTTCCAAAGTCCGGCAGACTTAGACGCAGTAGCCACCGGCTTAACTGCGCGGTCTTTAGTTTCACTGTTAAATGTCAGTGTGTGGCTTGTGCAATGTCCTATCGCCTTGCCCCCTACTTTCAAAAGCAGGTCACTACCATTAATATAGTTACTTTCCATAATTCGTTTATATTTTCACGTTAAACACTAATTGCTGCACATAGGCATCATCTTGGTAGGCTTCTTCGCTGTCGTTCAGTGTGCAGCTGCGCATACCCTCATACTGGCGATGGTCTAACGCACCGCGCACTGCCTCGGCTAACTCCACGCCCGCGCTGTAGCTTTCAGTAAAGCAAAGTACCTCTATTTGTACTGTGTCGGCACTGGTCGCGCCTTTGGTCGGCACCGGCACCATGCTGCTGCGCCTATACAGGATATACGGCAGCGTTTCTGTGTCAGTGGCGGCTACCGGGAATACCTTGTTAGTGCGCTGCTTTACGTCTTCGTCGCTGATCAGGATAGCGCGAATAATTTCGCCCGCGCTTAATGATGTCTTAGTTACAGCCATACTTCTTAGCTATTTTTTCTACGTTATTTATCACTTCGTTGTGCAAATCGTTAGTCACACTATCGCGTACATCGTCGCGGGTCTTACGCATAAAGCCGTAGCGTTTCATACGGCCTGTGCTGTGACCTTTGCGGGCGCGGGTATAGACTTTGGTTTTGGTCTTAGTGCGGCGCAGTTCCGTACCCTCTTCGGCCCAGATTAAAACAGGCTTTTTTAGTCCCTGTCGGTTCGTATGGTAGCCATACGATTTACCGCCGGCTTTGCCTGCTCGCTTCGTGCCAATCGTTACACGAAATCCGGCTGCTTTCTTAAAAACTATGGCACGTACTCCGTTAGTCAGGTCACGATCTGTACGGATGCTGCCGCGCAAATTATTAATCGCTGTTTTTCGTACCTTGTTGGCCTCTCGCCTAAAAGCACCTTTTAATGCCTGTAATCTGCGCTTCGGCTCCATTTCGACAAATAGCTGTCGCAAATTCGCGTCGTCATAGTTCAAAGCGTCTGCCATCGTCTTTACTCGTTTACGCGTGTGCAAACCAAAGTAACATAGCCTCTATCCAAATTAGGGATAATGTTAGTTATGCTGTAGAGGTAGCCGCCCAGCTGTCGTACTCTCCAGTTCTCGGCTACTTCGTGGGCATCGCGGATGTTGAAATTTACGCTGTAGTCTGGAAATGTTTCTCCCACCTCCATGCTGCGCCGCCCGGTAAAGGTTACACGCTCGGCGTGCACGGTAGCGGTCTTTTCATAGCCCGCCTCCGTTTCACCAAAGCTATTAATAGTCTTTACAGGCTTTAGCAGTTCCAGTTTGTATTTCATCTCTCCGGCTCTCATTCGTCCACTAATTTACGATATGGTTTGATTAAGGCTTGCAGTGCATCCGGCACTGTGTGCATCTGCACACTGCTAACACTTTCACGCTGGTTATACCAATGTGCTGCTAACATCATCACGGCGTGTTTGATGGGTGCAGGAAATGCGCCATTACCTATGGTTTTCAGTTCTTCTTCGTCCCGGTTGGTCGCATTTATTACCGATACCTCCGCAGTATCTAAAAGATGCTGCAAATACTCATCGTCGCTGTCGAAATCATCAGCGCGCACGTGTTTTTTGAATAATGCCAAATCCACTACAGCCATAATCACTACCAATGTTAAGCAGTTGCTACTTTTTTCAACTTAAACGCCTCACTGCGCAAAGTAGTAGTGCCGTAGTTCACGTTGAGTACGAAATCTACAGCATCCTTGCGTGCTTGGCTATAGGGGTCGATAACAAAGGAAATGTCACCGAAAAGGCCCATAGGTTGATAACGCCAATCGCCCAAACCGATAAATTCGGTTACTGTTTCACCGTCTTTCTTACGGATGTAGTTGGTAGTAAATACCGGCAGTCCGGCGATCTTGTCATTTTCGCATACCATGATGCCGCTACCCTTATCTTTCGGGGTTGCTTCCAAAATGGCTTTCTGTGCCTTTGTCATAATAAAGCAAAGGTTATCGCCATCTACGCCTGTTTCCAATACCTCGGCTTTCATAGCGTTAAGGCTCTTAAAGTCGGGTGTAATGGTTTCGGCATCGCCAGCTAAGCCGACAAAGGGGCCTACCAATGTGGTAGCGTTGGTTACTTTCTCGGTGCTAAACAAAATCTTGTTAAGCAGCATAGCGATGCTAAGCGGCATTAACTTTTTGGCGATGGTTTCAATCAAACCTTCGGTCTGGTTGATAGTCTGGCGTGTGATAGGGATAGCGATGCCAATACGTTGAGGCGATGCAGTGAGTTTGCCTAACTTGATTTTTGTATCAGTCAGGGCTACACCCTCGCCGGCGATGGTAGCTTCTACAGTTTCGTAGGTCGGCCAAACGTAGTCACCTGCCAAACCTGTAGGCAAAGGCAAACCTACTTTGTCCAAAATAAGGCCCTCTGTCAAAGGCTCCAAAATGTCTTGGATCTTCAAAGGCACCACGGCACTGTTAGCTGTGTCGCTAACCATCATCAAATCACGCACCAACAAAATTTGTGTCTGGCGGCCCGCTTCCATGTTTTCACGCATGATGCGGGCAGCGTCAGCAGCTGCGTTAGGGTTCTCACGCATATAGTCCGCAGTGGCAGACTGCATACGCATACGCAAAAGGTCATTTTCGCGCTCCAGTGCTTCGTACTCTTTGGTTTCTGCCTCGGTACGTCCGCGCTGCTCTCTCTCGCACGCGTCGGCGATCTCGCCAATGCGGTCGCAGTTCGCTTGGTACTTGCTGACCATCTCGCGAACACTCATTTTTGCATTTGTCTTTTTCGGCATATACAAATCTTTTTAGGGGGTTGAACATTATACTAATTTATGCTTTGCAGCGCGGCGCATTTCGCGCACCTGCTCACGCATTATTTCTACTTGTTTGGCATCAGGCTGCTGCTCCGGCGATGCTTCGCGCAGTTCTTTAGCAAACTCGCGTGCCTCTACGGATGTGTCCGGGTAGGCAGGATCAGCGGCTAATGTCATGTCGTAAACGCCTGTAACCATCTTCACACGGTAGGTTATCATCGTGGTACCGTTTACTACCTTTGCTGTGCGCTCTACAAATTCGCTATCCCAGTAGCGTGTAGTAAATGCAAAGCTACAGCCGGCGATGTCACCACGGCGCACTAACTCTAATGCCTTATCGCCATCAGCGGTGTTTGGCGCGTCAAACTCAAACTGCACGCCTTTATCATCGACGGCGTAGCTAAGTGTGCCGCTGCCCTCTTTGCTGCGGGCTAATATCAGCTGGCGGTTATGGAACATCGTAAATTTGATGTCGCAGCCGTCCAAAAGTTCTTTAGTGATAGCGGCGGGGTCTATAATCTCGCGCGCTTCGCTATCCTCATCTGACCACAGCGGCGCAGATTCGGTATTAAACAGGATGGCATAGCCTGTAATGGTTCGGCTTGCCGCTCCGTCTGCACCCTCGCGCACATGAATATCTGCGCCGGGCGTGTGCAGTGTACGTCTAACTAATTCGTTCTTATTCATTGTTGCCCTCGGTTGTGTTGTTATCAATACTGTTACTATCGTCGGTTACTTCGTCAATGGCTTTCAGGTTAGCGGATACTAACACACGATCACCGCCGGCTACCGGCTCTTTATTCTCACTGGCGCGCCATTCATTTACTGTGTAAATGCCGGCGGCTATGGTCTGCGCTTGGTACTTAATGCGGCTATCCAAATCGCACGCATAAAGCCCCCTGCGGTCAAATTCAAACTTATACTTACCGCTTAGCGATGGTTCTACTAATTTGCGTAGTAGTTCATTCTCTATGCGGCGCAGTAGCGGGTTAAGTGTGTTACTAAGAAACGCCACGTTAGCCATCTCTGCTGACTTATAGTTATTGCTGGTGTCGTCGTAAACAAAAGACGGATGCACGCCAAAGAAACGGCATATTTCGCGCACCGTAAATTTGCGGCTGCTTAAAAATTCCATGTCGGTGCTGCTTAGTGAAATCTGCTTAAAGTCCACCTGTCCCGGCAAACTAACTATGCGCTCGCCGTTCTGAAATCTATCGTCAATGTTTTCGGCTGTCTTCTCCAGCTGCTTATCTTGGTACTCGCCAAAGCCCCTAACGCTGGTGTCGTTGCTCACGATGCCGCGCACGTTGCCGCCATTGGCAAACCTGTTAAGCGTTTCACGGTCGCCGGTAGTGGCGATGCCCAAAGTAACGCGGGCAAAGGTCAGTACGCTAACGCCGTTTTTGCCGTCAAAGGTCAGGCCCTTAATGTGTATTATTTCGTCTTCGCCAAATGTGCCTGTTACGCCGTTGGTGGTGTCGCAAACCGTATAGCGGTCGTTATACGTGTCGTGGCTCACAGTGCCGACACCGCAGACTACTAACCTGTCTATGTTCATCGCAGCTGCGCTGTAGATGGGCACGATGTAGGCATTACCGTGCAGCAGCACATTTTGTACTACCTGCACCCAAAAATCAAATGCGCTATAGGCATCATCCGGCTGCACGTTCAGCAGATAGTGCAGGCGGCTATCGGTATTAGGTCTGAAAAGCCCGCCTTTTAATCTCATGTGCTGCATAGGCAAATTAGCTACACTCTCGCTAATCAGCTTCACGCAGCGGTACACTGTCGCCACATTTAGCGCAGTGTCGCCGTCCACGTACAGCAGTGAGGTGCTGCCGGTACGTGGCGAATATACGCTAACGCCGGTGGTTTTCTCCGCTGCCGCGCTGCGTTTAAATAGTTTGAATATGTCGTTAAAAAAGCCCATTTTGCTACTGTCTTCTACTATACAGGCAAAATGGGCTATTCTGGTACCACATTTTCGGGCACACTTTGTAACATTACGGCATACTTTGTAACATTGTGGAATATTGGCTAAAATATTTAACTTTGTTTAACTTTATCGCTCATAGTCGATAAACAGGCGTAGGCACATCAGTTTGGTTATCACGCCGTCGATTTTCTGGGTGTGCTTTCGCTTAATGGGCTTGCAGTTCTCCAGTTTGTCGGTGTCTAACACGGCATTGCCAAAGCAGTAGGCGTTTATCGGGTTGTCGTTTATGTGTATCTTCCCGGTCTTAACGCCGTGCTCAAATGATTCTACCGGGGCAGTGAAATTACCGTAGGTCTGTTTGACACCTCGCAGCACATTGTCTGCGCCGGATGCGGCTAACATATTAATCACCTCTTGGCTTTTCCACGGATCGTAGCCGATACCCAGAATACTAACGCGGCTATTCAGATACAGCACATAATCTACGATGGTGCGGTAGTCGATAACATCACCGTGCGTTAATTGCAGATAGCCTTTGCTGACCCACACTCTGTATAGCTTTTCGTTCGGATGGTTTTTTAATGCGCCCTCAGGGAAAAAGTAGGCAGTATGAAAAAAGAAACTTTTCTGCTGCGGGTTGTACATACCCATCGTCACTGCGCTAAAGTCGTCACTTTCGCTAAGATCGATGGCTACCATCGCGTCGGGTCTGCCTACTATCGCGTCTAAGTTCAGTGGTCGGCTAATGCTCCGGGCTAACGTGCTGCTTATCCAGCTGCGCTGCTCATTCTCGGCGTAAAGGTTCAGCAGTTTGGTGCGAAAAGCTAACATAGCCTCACTGCCATTACGCAGTGCGTTGCGGTACTCTCGGCGGTAAAAATCTATGCTAACAGTTATGCCCATGTGCGGATGCACTTTGTACCATGTCGCTTCGTCGTCTTCGGGGTCGTCCAAATCAGGTTCAAAGATATGGGCAAATAGCGTGTCGTCTTCAAACTCGCCCAGCAGCACCGCTTTGTAGCCTTGCAGCATCTCATAAAATGGGCCGTCGAATACATCAGACGCGGTAGTAATAATCACCGTTAGCGGGTTCTCTCTTACACCCATCGACGTAGTTAAGACTGTCAGCAAATCACTATCACGCGCTTGGCTAAATTCGTCCATAATCACGGTGCTGGCGTTCAGTCCGTCTTTAGTCCGGGCGTTAGCTGTCAGACACTGGGCAAATGCCGTGCGGTCTTTGCGGCGGCTCTTAATCGTCTGCTCGTTCACCGTGTAGCGTCTGCCTTTCGGGTCTAACTTCTTAACGCAGCCGCGGATCACGTCAAAGCATTTTTTAGCTTGGTCGCTACTGTTAGCACCTGTGTAGCTTTCTGCGTTGGCATCGCCGTACAGCAAATCATCTATGGCAAACGCCGCGCTGCTGGTCGTCTTACTGAACTTACGCGGCACGTACAGCACTGCTTCGCGCACTACGCGGCGCGGGCCATCCCAAAAGCCGTAGATACTGGCAAACTGAAACATCTGCACAGGCGTTAGTTTATATTTCTGCATACCCTTTTTGCCGGGGAAATACAGGTTTTCGTACAGCACTACAAAGCGTTTCACCTCGGTAGCGTTGATGCCGTATTTGTCTGCCATAGCAAAGAAACGGCGCACCGCTAACTGCTCGTAGAGGTTGTGCGCGTCGGGGTGCCTCGCTACCTGTGTAGTGTAGGTTATTAGCCGGTCGTCCACTTCGTCTAAATGGTAGTCGGCTATACGGATGCGTCGCAGTTCCTCTGTTACCTCGGCTTTGGCTTCGCGCAGTCTGTCTTTTTCTTCTTCGGTCATTCCTTACTGTCTTTACGTACTATGTTAGGTTTTCTCCGGCTGGCGTTCTTAACCTTTTTGGTCAGATCTACTAATGGGTCGTCTTCAATCTCGCCCGCCAAATCTGCCGCCGTCAGTCCTAATGCTTTCATCTGTCTGGTTACACTGTCCTGCGCGTCTTTCTGTATCTTAAACACAGGATGGGGCGCGTGCTTACTGCCGTAGCGTGTGCACTCCAGTACCGTAGTCGATTCTAAGCCGTCTATATCGTCGTTAGCCAAATCCAGTGTGCGCATAGCACTGGCTAACGCCTGTATTTGCATATCCAGCGATTTATTATAACTATTAGCCGCTTTCAGTGCTTTTTCGATGTCTTTTTTGTAATCTGATACCTTTTTAGCCATATTTTCACAATTTTTTACGTTTTATTCCAAAGTTCCGCAAATTCAAAATTTTACTTAGGCACTCACAAAGGTGGGGATGAGGTTTAACGGCGCCACCCGCCCTTTTAAAAAATGGCCCCCGGTCGTCATTGAAAAAATTTTTTAACAATTCTTTCAACGTGTTCAGCATTGCGTCGGCGCGTTGCTTCCTTGCCGCTTCTGCCCATCTCTGTATGCACCTTAACGTGGCAGTCGTGGCACAGGGCACATAGGTTAGCAGGGTCATACATCAGCCTTACTTTGTCAGCATAGCTAACGCCATACTCTACCGGGGTACGATGGTGCACCTCGGTAGCCGGCACTACATAGCCAACATCCTCACACATCTGGCATAGTGGGTGTGCTGTCAGTGTATCACGTCGCAGCAGCAGCCACCGTTCAGTGTGTATTAACTTGATATAGTCTTTATCCTTTGCCATAATTCTAAATACTTTATCGTTTCTTTATTCGCAGTTCGACGTTAGGCTGCTCACGTCCGTAGTCGGCCATATCGTCAAACACTTTGGTTATATCCATGTCGTCAGTGCTGTTAAGTAACTCCATCGCTTCTAAGTGAGTGACTAACACGTTAAGCATAGCTACGTTAAACTCGCAGATATTCTTAAAGCCGTACTGGTCTTTATAGCGTTGCAGCTTCTCATACAGCACTGCATCCACAGATATGTTAATGCGCTTTCGTTTTTCCATCAGCGGTATGTTTTCGGATCAGATAATTTAGGCTATCCAGCAAACTTTGCTGCACTCCCTTTTTGTTTTCAAGTGCGGCTGCTGCTCTCTCATCGACGGTGTTACGGCACAGCAGTTTATACACGGTTACCGGGTGCTGCTGCCCTTGTCGGTGTAGTCTGGCATTAGCTTGCTGGTATAGTTCTAAGTTCCAGCCGACACCAAACCACACGATATAGTGGCCGCCCTGCTGCATATTCAAACCGTATGCCGTAGATGCCGGGTGCGCTAACAGTACGTCTATCTTTCCGGCGTTCCAGTCTTTCAGCTGCTGTTCACCCTCATAGGCTACCACCTTGTAGCCCTTTAGCTTCTTTGTTATGCGGCTAACATCATGCTTGTACTGGTAGAATACTAACACGCTGCTGCCGTTGGCGGCTTCTACGATCTCGGCTAACTTATCTAACTTTTCGCTGTGGATGTCGTGTACGTTGCGGTCGTCGTCATATATCGCACCGTTGGCAAACTGGCTTAACTTATTCATCAGGCCCGCGGCAGAATTAGCTAAGATATTTGCAGGTTCGCCCGCGTGTTCGTC